CGATGACCACTCCGCATGTCGCCGCGCAGCGCCTCAAATGGTCAGGATTCATTCCCGCTATTCGTGAAGCGATCCAGTCGGCCATGCGCGGATCGCCGATCAACAGATGCCGTCTTTCCCCGATCCGTTCGATGATCAAATCAGGCCTCCGGGCTCGAAACAGTAAGCGATATTCTCTATCGAAGGGGAGAAACCTAGGCAGCTCACCTGAAGCCGCGTCGTGGCCGCAAATCCCATCCCGCTGATCGCCTGCCAGCTGGAGATCGCGTATCTGGATGGGCTCCAGCGGCTCGTGTCCCACGCGCTCACGTCCCACACTGGAAGCCCCGAGGCGGCGGACAATGATGGCGCTCTGAGCGAGTCCGCCACGTTAAGATCAGTCACGAGATCGAGCAGCACGTTCGCATCCGAGAGCCCGATGATCGTCGGCCTGATCTGCGTGAACCTTTTGCGCCTTACTCTCTCGCCAAAATAATTGAACGCGGGGATCATGGTCCCAGAGATCGCGGCTCCGTTGTCGTCGGTTCCATATTCCCCTTGGTAAATGGTGCCGTCGTTTCCCCCGAAATAGAGACTGTCCTGCACTGTCTCGAACACATTGGCGTTCCAGCCAAGGTAGCGGCACCAAGCGCCCGTTATGGTGTTCATCACGAACTGGTAGGAAGTCTCGTTCTCAGCCGTGGGCACGTTCACGAACAGCTTGTTGCCCGTCGGATAGAGCATCGCCTGCCAGCCGAAGGTCGAAGGGTTGCCAGAAATAGCCAATCGTGCTGCGGAATCGATCTTGTTCGACAAGGCGTCGCGGTTTGAAGATCGATCGACCATCAGCATCTTCGACAAGGGAACGAAGCCGTCCACGGTTATCAGCACGACCTCGGTTCCGAACCGTGTCCAGAACCGTCCGCCGATTGGGCGTCCGATCCGCGCCATCCCAGCAAGACCCCAAGTCGAAGCACTAGCGGGATCATAGCCTTCGTAAATCGCGACCTCGCCCTCGGTCGAAATGAATACCGCGAATTGCTGCGTCTGCTGGGTTGAGGGAAGAGTCCAGGTCAGCATCCCGGCCAGCGATCCTCCCAATCGGAACAGCGATGAAAGATCGATGCTTGTCGCGGCCCCTCCGATCGATTGAAGGGGAAGATACCACACGCGGAAGCTGTTCTTTTCCACGAGCCAGACGCGCTGACCCCACGAATTGATCGAGATCGCGAGGCTCGTATCGAAGCCGGTCACTGCTGGAGCGCCGGTTGCATCTGTCCATGCGCTCCCGTCGTAACGGCGCATCGCGTCGGCACCGTTGACCGCGAGCAGGAACTGCCCTCCCGATGTTCCGAAGTTCACATATTGGAAGCGGCTGTTGGTGAGCCCCGTAACTGCCGCAGCTCCGACGGCTCCCTGGTTGGTAGCGTCGAAAACCTTCCCTCCGGCTACACCGAACAGCTTGTTGATGAGCCCCGAGCGATAGGGAAGCAGGGTTTCGACTGGACTCGTCATTCCCGTCGCCCATGCCCTCATTCCCAATCTCAACGTGCAGTCGGTGGTTCCCGGAACGAAGTTGTCGAGCATGATCGCATCTGTGGGGCTCATGTCGGCAATCGAATCGCGCGCGTTCAGTCCGCCGATGGGAGCGGGGACCGACGCGTCGCGGATCACGGCCTGGCGAAGGGCTCTCACAGAAGTCATTCAGCCCATCTCGAGACCGTGTCGATGATCTCGCCCTGGTCCGCCAATCGATAGCCGACGACAGCACCGATCCCGCCGGGAAAGTCGGCCGCGATCCAATCCTGATATTGCGCCCGCATTGGTCCCGAATGCCCGAGCCCTTCGGACGTGCGGACGATGCAATCGACCGTGGTTGATGGAGTGACGGGGCAGGTGAGGCCGTCGGTCGCGGTGTAGCCGTCTGGAAGGTTCATCAGAGATTCCCCATGCTGACCCACGTGCCGGGAGCGCCCGCGACGGTGCATTGCCAGCCCTTCGCCGACCCCACGGCAGGAGCGCTGTTGAAGAGGACAGAGCCTATTGGCCAGTTTGCGCCGTTGCCCTGGGCTCCCGTGGGAGGTGCAGACGCCACGCCCATGACCGCTGTCCCCATGAGACCGAGGCCGTTGGGGCAGTCGATCAAGTCCTTGCCGATAGCGAGGAGCGTGTTGACGCCGGTCAGGCGGAACGGCCAGAAAGTCGTCGTCGCAAGATTGCTTCTGGTCGCCGCGAGGTTGCCGTTGAACCATTGTAACTGGCGGTTGTCCGAACCGTCCGCAGGCTGGAGGCTTAGACCGGCCTGATTGAGGACATTGGCCGCTCCCGTTGCGGGATTCACGTAACCAATTCCTCCGGGGCCGAACATGCCGTAAATGCCGCCGGTGAAGCAGCCGACCATCGCTCCCGAGCCCTTGGGATAGCCCTGCCCGTGCGTGCCGCCGTGGATGGTGGTCGGATAATGGAACTGGCTGAAGCCTTGTCCGCCTTCCTCATAGGGATTGAGGAAACTACAGACCGAATTTGCGTTGTTGGTGCGGTAGGGAGCGCCGCAGCGCAGACTGATCCCGCTTACCCATGCGGGAATGCCCGCCGTCGCCCCGCCAGCCCCGATATAATACCAGATGGAGGTATCCGCAGTCCCACTTGGGGCCGTCGTCGAAGCGGCCGTTTCCTGCCCTTGAACGGGACAGTAGCGGTTGCCGCCGTTGGAAACGACATAGGCCGGGAATGCCGCAGTCCCCAAATTGTCGTGGCTGATGCCGTTGCCCGCCGCATGGGGGTGAATGTAGGTGTTGCCGAGGAACGACTGGTCATCGACTCCGCACGCGCGGTTGAACACGAACTGACAGCCGACAAAGACCTGCGCGTTGGAGTCCCCGCCCTGGATCGACGCGCCGTTGCGGCTATTCCTGAATACGCAGTTGTAATAACGGCAAAGGTTGCTCTGCCCTTCATTGGGAGAGCCCGAGCCGATCGAGGTATGGGCATAAAGGGCATCGCCCTGGAAACCCTCGACCATGACGTTATCGCAGTAGATCGTCGCCTTGACGTGGATGCCGTGATATTCGCCCTCGGAAAGGCCATTGGTGCTCAGAAGGCCAGTGGAACCTGACGGCCCATAAATATAGAGATCGCGAAGGTACGAACCTGCCGAACTGGTATGGAGATTGACGTTATCGACATTGGTCGCGCCGGAAGTGTTGTAAGCCTGGAAGCGGAAGGCGGTCGTATTCGGCGCCCAGCGAAGCATCGTCGAGCAGCCTCCCCCGGCTCCGAAACCCTGTCCGCCTTCGCCCTCGATGATGAGGGTGTGGGTGATGTCGAGAGTGGTGGTTCCCATGTAATAGGAGCCAGCCGGGATGAAGAGCTTGGGCGACGCCTTGTAGATGCCGTTATTCGCGGGATTTCCGGCGATGCTGTTCAAGTACGCAATCGCGGCGACGAACGCTGCGCTATCGTCGGTTACGCCGTCGCCGACAGCGCCGAACCATTTAACATTAACCGCTAAGCCAACCCTGAGAGCGGTCTGGAGGTCCAGTCCCTGAACGCCAGTCGGAACGGGAAGCCATGTAACAAGAGCGCTTCCAGAAGAAGCAGCAAGGTCGCTTCTCAGCGTCGGATCGATCTCGCTTTGCTGCGTATCGAACTTAGCCTTTATCGCATCGACCAGCGCCACCAGCCGGTCGTCGAGCGTGCTCACGACCCGAGCATCCCGGCAAGATCGCCAGGATCATCCAGTACGCCGCCAACCAGCGGGCCGGTGAGCGACGACGGGCCGATCCGTGGCCCTCTCTGGTTGATGTTGAGAACGTCGGTTGCCTGAAGCTGCGCGGCCCTACGGTTCAGGGCTTCTTCGTACAGCGCCTTTTCCTCGGCATAGTTGAAGCCCCTTGCCGCGAGGATGCGCCACTTGAGACTCAGCACGAGAAGATCGTCGGTGATGATCGGAACGTCGGTGTCCGAGAGAAACGATGATTGAGCCGTCCCGGAAGCCGACTGGCACCAGTTCTTCGAGATATATTCGAACACGATCAAATCGGTTGTGGATGGAAGCGGGTCGAAGTGGATTTGGCCATCCATCAGCCGCCAGCGAATGCGAGGACCGAACACGCCGATGCTGGACTTGACGGCCTGCCATTCGCGGTCGCTCAATGGGCCGTAGGTTTTCCAGTGCGAGGTCTGGTCCCAGCTGGATGAAGGTTTGTAATAGAGAATGTCCGTCGGGAAGTCGTAGGCTTCCTGATCGGGAACCAGCGTGATCTGCTGCTCCCCTCTAAGTTCCGGCCATCCGCCCTCGAAATTGGCGATTTCCTTTCCGGCCCGGTTCAACAGGGCGAGCGTCTGGATGCCGTCCTGGCTATTGCCGCCAGCAAGTTGGGAAGGCTGCGAAAGCCCTAGCTCTCCAAAAGCGGCCTGAGCGATCGCGAGCGCGTTATCCACATCAGGCAGCCTTCTTCGGCTTCTTCGCCTCGCGCTCTTCCATCAGCATGTTCACGATGTCGGTGAGCTTGCCGATCTCTTGGCGAAGTTGTGTTTCGGTGCTGTCGCCTGAAACATGCTTGCGCGCCTGCTCCCTCAACGCCAGCGCGCCCATCCCCAGCCCCGCCAAGTGAACATCGGCAACGTTCGCAAGCTGCTCGACGGTCCTGATGCCCGCCAGTTCGAACCGCCGTGCGTCTCCCGAAGTCACCCCGTCCCAATTGTAGATCGAGGTTCCGCTTTCGAGGCTCTGACCTGCCTGGAACGCGGCCCATTCGCGCGGGAAGCGCTCTGGATCGGAAGGACGCCCCGGAGCGCTGTCGAGCCTCACCGGCTGATGATAGACGGTGCGCGTGTTGCCCGGAGCCTGGAGCTTCAGATGGGGAACTTCCTCGAAATCCGTGCCGTCGAAGTTCGGCACCTTCTCCAGCGTGAACTCGGCGATATATTCGGCATCCGAACCCAAGGGGATCATGTCGCCGTTCTCGACTTTGCGCTTTTTCAGTGTATCGAAGTCCACGTTGAAGTCGCTCATTCACTTTCTCCTCTAAAGTGCGGAAATCAGGCCGCCACCACAGGAGGAGGAGCGACGGCCTGATTCCTTCAGCCAGATCAGGTGATCGGGCCTTGGGCGGTCGGTGCGCTCAGCAGGATGAGACTCTGAGTGCTCGGCAGCGTCACCGCACCGCCACCCGAGCCATAGGTTGCCCCATTAGCCGAGACTGCCACGGCTCCAAGGACCGCCTTCGAAGCGACCACGGTTGACGAAATGACACCGGAAGCCTGCCACGACTGCTTGTCACCGGCAGCAACCGTGCCGCTGGTATTCGTGACTGCGATGCCTTCGACCTGGACCCATCCCCATTGCCCGGAAGTCGCAGCCGTCATTGCGACCGCAAGAGGTTTGCCCGAGTTGGCGGTTCCGGCCCATGCCTGAGCCGAAGCGTCATATCGCGCACCGGAGCTGACCGAAGTCGCTCCGAGTTCGACCACTCCGCCAGCTGCTACCGTTCCGGTGAATTGGACGAACATGAACCATCCGCCACCGAGCGCCAGATCGACGCCTCTTAGCTGATAGCCACACCGCTCGAAGCGTCCGTAGGTGGGGGTGCTTCCGGCCAGGGAAAGAGGACCGGGGCCGACCGCATCAATCGCGTAAAGATCGATGAAGCCCAGCTCTGAGTCTGCGACTGTGTAAGCCATTGTTCCGATCTCCTAAGCGATGAGGACGCCCTGAAGGGACGCGTTGTTCATGGTCATGTTTCCGGCGAAGCCGATCAGCTTCACCATTGCATCCTGGTTCACCGACTGCCGGTCATCGCCGATGGGAACGAAGTTGCGATCCCGGTGCGGACGGAAGAACAGATAGTTGGTGTTGAGGAAATACATCTTGTTCGACGGCGCGCCGCCGCCGATGCCGCCGTCGTACATCACGTCGGCAGTCTTGTATTTGAGCGCGTTGAAGCCAGCCGATGCCGTGTCCGTCTCGGGACCGAACCGCTGGATCGCCTGAAGCGAGGTCCAGTAGAAGTTGTAATAGTTGTTATCTGCGACGATGAGGTCCGGCTGATCCGCACCGCGAACGATGCTGAGATAAAGCTGGTTCATGTAGTTGACGATGTTGGTGGCCGAAACCGCGCCGCCGCCGTCCGAAGTCCCGGAGAACTTCTTGTTGCGGAAGAAGCTGCCGATGGTCGTCGAGCGGTCAATTCCGCCAACTGTGCCGGTTGTCGGGTTGGATGCGATCAGGAGCTGCAAACCGCCGATCTGTCGTCCACCGTCCGCCGTCCCGTCGGAATAGCAGTCGAGCGCGATGTTGTTGGTCAGGGTCGTGGCGGCGTTGGTGATCCGCTCTTCAAGAAGATCGAGCACCGCTTCGCCACCGGAGTTCATCAGCATCTCAAGGCCCGAAATCGAAACCGCGACCGCTGCCTGGGCATAGTTGAACTCGGCTGCGGTGAAGGTCTCGGAAGGCGCGATGTTGACGGTCTCGTAACCGCTGTAGCGCTTGAACGTGCCGTTTTCGGCGAATGCCATCTCCTGAACGATCGTTCGACCGCCGGAGACGGGTTTGACCCTTCCTTTCGAGCGGAGCCGCTTCAGGAGGGCGTTGTTCTTGGTGACGTTATCGGCGAGTTCGCCGGAACGGTTGCGAAGCGTGGTCGTGACCAGTTCGGTCATCGTCGCGCTGGGGTTGAGCAAGGCCATTTGTCTTAATCCCTAAGAGCAAGCGTCACACCGAAAATCCGGCGCTCCGCAGTCCTTCTGCAAGCTCGTCTCGTAAGGACATCGGTCTGGGTGAGCCCTGCTGGCCTGGCGAACCCGTGACCGACGCGCTTGCTCGTCGAGCGGCGGCGGTTTTATCTTCCTGGATGGTTCGCTGCGGCTGAAGAACCGTGGAGCGCAGGGCGGGGTTCATCGCCACCGCCGCGTGATAGGCGCTCTCCAAATCTGGGGCCGCTCCCGTTTCGAGCAGCTGACCCATGTGGGTGGTCACTGCATCGAAATGAGGGTGGGCCGGATCGGCTCGGAACGCCTCGATTTCCGCCATGATATTATTCTCATCCTGGCTCGGGGGCAAGGGGGCAAATTGCTGGCCCTGGGGATTGGCGAGCCGCTGTTCTAGCTGGGCGATCTTGGCCTGCAGCGAAGCAACATGCGGAGGAAGCGCATTGGGATCGGGCTGGGCGACAAGCGACGGATCGATGCCATATTGAGACAATAGCTCGCGGGCCTTGGCGACCTTCACGTTCGGATCATTGCTCCGCAGGGCGTTGTGATTGTCGAGCAGGATTTTGAGCGCGATCTGCGGGTTCGCTCCAGCTGCCTGGATTTCAGCGATATGGGGCCGGAACAGTTCGGCCATCTCGCGCCCGAACATGCGCTCGGAATCGTTGGCGCCGGCGAGGCGCTTGTTGTCCATCTCGCGGCGGTGTATTGCGGATTTCGCCTCTGGAGGAAGCTGTGCCCAGACCTTTGCCTCGTCCGAACGCCACGAAGTCGGAGGTGTGTCAGTCTCGGTCTGAGCGGGCTCGACGACGCGCTGAGAAGCTGCTTGCTGATCCTCTGACTTTGAAGCGGCTTGCTCAGTCGAACCCGTTTCTGGATCGACTACTTCAGCCGCCCCGTCCTTCTTGACGAACCGACCATGCGCGTCACGCCCATCGCCTCTATCGGTCTGCGGCTCGGTCGGCTCAGGATCGGGATCAGCCTCCGGCGCTGGCGTCCCTTCCTGATCTGGTATGGACGCTGACTCGCGCTCCTCAATAGCCTTCAGTCCCGCCGCGAGATCGTCACGCAGCGAGGTTTCGGCCTCAGATTTCTCGCCAGCTGCCATCGGACTTCATCCTCTCAAGGTTGTTCTTCATCTCCGCGCGGATGCTGTCGCGCGGGACGGTCGGGGAAAGCGGCTTCGACAGATCGGGCTTCTCATTGCCAAGCTCGATCACGCCATGCCGCTTCAGGTGATCGCGGTGAGCGTGCTTCGATGAGATGTGAGCCCCATCGATTGGGCTGACGTAATCGTACTGGTCGTTGGGAAGTCTCAGATGCGAGCGTGCGTGCGAAACGCGGTCGTCGATCCAATCGGCCGTTTCTTCGCCGCACAGTGGGCAAGTCGCTTGGAATGGTTCGGCGGTCAGATACTCCCCGAACAGGCACTTGCACTGGCACATGAAGGCGATGAGCGGCATCAGCGGCTCGTTTTCTTCTTCAAGAGCGCGCGGGCGATCTTCTTGATATGTTCCTCTTCCGGCTTGGAGATATTGCCCGCATTGTAGGATCGGGTCGCACCGCCAATCGCGAGACGGGCGTGCTTCGCATCCCCGACGGGAAACGAGCCGTTGGGGCCGGCCTTCCTTCCTGGAACGTCGCTCTTGCCGATGGTCATTCTTCGCTCCCTTGGTTGGCGGCGCTGATCTGCGCCGCGTCGAGCGTTGCGCCGGCCGAAATCTCGGCGACCTCGATTTGCGTTCTTGCCTGAAGCATGGCCTTGAAGTGCTCGGTCATGGCGGTCATCGCGGCTTGCTGCTGATCCAGTCGTGCGTTGAACGCGGCCTGTTGAGCCTGAGCCTGTTGATCCAAATGGGCTTTCAGGACTTCCAGTTGCGCCGTCTGCTGCATTTGGGCAGCATGGCGCTGGGCTTCAGCGGCCTGTTCGGCCTGATCCGATTGAGCCTGAAACTGAAGCTTTTGCTGCCCGAGTTGGGCGTCGGCCTGCACCTTCGCCATGGCTGGATCGGGCTTTGGAGGCTGAGGCTGGTTCGCCTGCTTGACCTTCAAGTCCACATATTCGTCGATGCAATCCATGAGATCGCGACCGACGCGGAAGGCTCCGGCTCCGAACTTCAGCAGTTCGCCCATCAGCGGAACAGCCGAGGGATCAGCGGATGCGATCTGCCCCGCAGTCTCGAGGAATTGAGTGATCCCCTGGATGAACTGCGTCCGCTGCTGTTGCTGCTGGGCATCGTCGGGCGCGACAATAGAATCCGTTTCGATGTCGATGCTGAATCGACGGCGCGGCTGGTCCCTCAACAGCGCAATGACTTCTTCCCAAGTCGGCTTCTGGAGCGCGTCCTGAAGCTGGTATTGAGCCGCTGGCGGGACTTGGCCCTGACCAAGCGCGAACTGGGCCTGCATCTTCGCTTGCTGGTTGGGCAGCAACTTCATGCCGGTCATCGCGATCAGCGTTTCCGGGGCGAAATGGACCGCGATGATGTTACCCAGGAGATCGACGGCGTTGCGTGCGAACCGCTCGACCTCGCGCTGCCTTTCCTCCAGCCGCTTGGTCGCGAAGTTGGACTTGATCTGCTGGGCTGTCGCGGTCTCCTCGGGAGCCGTGTTGCCACGGATGATGTCGCTCATCCCCGTGACTTCGTAGAGGTCGGCCTTGACCTTCTCCCGCGCCTCGTAAAGCGACAAGAGCGTCTGGGCGATCTCCTGCATCGGCAGCAGTTCTATTGAGCTCTTGATGCCGCCCTTTTCGGACAGAGCCGCCCAATTCGTGACAGGAATCAGCTGGTTGTCGCGCCCGTCGTTGAGGATTTCCTGCAATGCGGGAACCGATGAATCATAAACTCCGACGGCCTTGATCGCCGCCGTGAGATTGGCGATTCTCCCGGTGAGATCATCCAGCTCATCCGCCTGGTCCTGATATTCGACGTAATCCGGAACGGGGATCAGGCTGTTCGTGGTCAGTGTCGCATACGCAGGACGCGGGCACGGGAAGAAATGATCGAGCTTTAACGGATCGGGGAGGTCGTCCAGCAGCTCCTTGAATGACTTCGACAGCCACACAGCCCGCTTTTCGGACTTGATCCAGACCTCGTAGATGACGGCCTTGTCGGGTCTGTCCTTGGTCGCATCCAGACGGTCATCCTGCTTCGCGTCCAGCGGGACTTCAGCGCCCTTGGTAAAGCGCTCCTCCAGAGCTTCTCGGTTGAGCCCGACGCGCCGCCAGACGACATCAACCTCTTCCCATGTCCGTGCAAGTTCGTGCCCGAAGTCGCGCCAGTGAACGTAATCGACGACGGCGGATTCGAACGCGACCACTTCCAGCGTATCGCCAAGTTCGGGCTGGTCGTCGCTGTTGTTCTCGCTGACCTGGACCTCGGCAGGCTTGAACTCGGGGACATATCGAGCCCACACCGTTCCCCGGCCGGGAAGCAGATAATCATCTCTGGCATTCCTCAGCGACGTTCCGAAATGCTCCTCGGCGACGGTGAACACCAAAGCGCGCTCTAGAACCTCTGCGGCAATTCGCGCGATCTGGTTCTCGGTATCGCCGCGCTGCGAAACGATCGGCTTGGGGGTCGATGAATAAAGAAACGGCTTCAACGTCTCCGTGTTCGACCACAGAACATTGTAGCGCCGCATTCCCTCGATAATGCGATCCTCGTCACGGTAGCGCTTTTCGATCCTCTTGCCGCGCTCGTGCCATTTCAAGGTCTCGCGCTCATAAGCCTCGATGATCTTGAGGATGGATGATCTGGTGTGCGTCATGCGAACGCCACCAGGTTCAGCGTATCGAATGCGCGTTCATGCAACCATGTCGGCACAAGCTGGCCTCGAAGTTCGGCAACCGCGACCTCGGCAGCCAACCTCACTTCACCATGACGGGTAGTCAGACAATCACTGATCGGCCAGTTGGCGCGGACTGCTGCCAGTTCGCGTTCACAGTCGATATATGGGCGCATGTGGTGCCTCATATCCGCCTCCTGCCGGAAGGCGTGCGCGCCCACAGTTCATCAAGGGTCATATCGTTGAAGAAGCGGGGACGGGGCTTTGCGGGGGGCGTCGCGTCCCCGTCCCTCATGGCTACGGCTGCGTAGCGAAACGCGTCCGCATCATGGCTGGCGTGATCGTGCCTCGGCGTGTCCCTGAACGTGCGGCGAACCTCGTCCCATTCGCGCTGGTACTGCCGCAAATGCTCGATTCCGTCGGCGCAGTTGGTCACGTCGAACCAGCACGCCGGAAAGATCATTCGCGCCGCCTGGATGCCGTCCTGGACCGACAGGTTAGGGACAATCTTGCCCTTTATGCCTAGGGCAAAGAGCTGCTCGACCACGCTCTTGCTGCTCGCCAGCGTCTTGGCTCGCGCGTCGGGCGGAAGCCAATGATCGCCGTATCTGTAAGGCTTTCCGGCAAGCGCCTCTGCGAAATGCGGAATGTCGCGACCCGCCGCCGCGTAATGATCGATGAACCTCTTCTCGCCCCTTACGCGCTGGAAGAACCAGATCGCCGTGTCGTCAGTGCGGCCCAAGTCCCAAGCCGTCTCAACAGGAATGCTTGGCTCATATGGAACATCGCAAATCCGGCCTTCGTCCTGAGCCAGCCGCATCTCGCGTCCATAGAACGACCCCAGAATCGGTGCATCGAAGTCGCAGAGATATTCCTGCCGAAACAGGGCCTCTCCGAACTCCTCGCCGTAATCGTTGATGTAAGCCAATCGCTCGGCCTCGAGCTGTGCCGGACTCATCACACCCGTGTCGTTGGCCGTCAGCAGCTGGGCAAAGACAGGCTTGCCGGCCTTCATGTCGCCGAGCGCCGCTGTGTAGGTTGCGTGCGCGTGGTTCTTTCCGCGCGGGGTGGTGATGTAAACCTGCCAGCCGTTGTTCTCCAGCAGGATGGGACGAAGATAAGCCCGCGCTGACGGTTGAGCCAAAGCCCATTCGGAAAACACGACCCCAGCGGGAGGCGAACCTACGAGTGTGTTGTAATTGTCCGAGCCGACGACTTGCCAGGTGCTGCCGCACTTGAACTTTATCATCATCTCGTTTTCGCGGGTGGTTGCCCTGAGCGCGACCGGGAAGGCTTCGTCGATCCTGCGCTTGCCTGTATGTGGATTGATCGCGTCCCAGATGGCCTTCCTGGCTTGGGACGCTTGGGGCAGCATGTGCCAATAAGTTGCCGGGCGCTGATGCGCCGCGATCGCGGCCCAATGCAGGCAGATTTCATCCTTGCCCGCGCGCCGATGAAAGATCAGCTCGGCGTGCAAACCCCCGCCTTCAAGGTACGACCATGCAGGCATCTGATACGAGCGGGGACGCCAGTCGTTTGCCGGAAGCCTGACGATCATTCGCCGAGCCTCAGAATCTGCACCGTCACCCCTCCAGAGTGCTCGTGCTCCTGCTTGTCCTTCCAGTTCTCTGGGTCGGCGTTTTTCAAAGCGAAAATGCGCGCGGTGACCTTCGGTCCCTGCTCTGAACTCAGCAGCGTCCGCTCCAGATATTCGGTGCGCTTGGCCTGATGTACCTTTACCGCTTCCGAAAACTCAGAGTGCTCACCCATCCATTCATTGATGGTGGAGCGGGCGACGCCTATGCTCCCAGCGAAGGCCGTTAGGGACAAGCCCTCCTGTCCCGCAGCGATCACCTCGTTGCAGTAGGCAGGCTTGAACTTGGTCGGCCTTCCGCCAGGCACTAGCTGCCCGGATTCAGCGCAGCGTTGATCTTGTCGGTGATCGGCTGAATCGCCGCAGTCGCCGTGTCATCGGCATTGGCGAGATCGGTCTGCGCCTGGGCGGCGCTGGCTGCATCCGTCGAAGCCTTGGCGATCAGCGCATCAGCTGCGGTGCTGAGGTCTGCCGCTGCTGCGTGGAATTTATCAAGGGCCATCTCGAACTCCATCCGTTCGGTCGAATAAGCGTATGGCTCGCGCCCGATCAGGATCAGAATGACATGACGGAAGCGGCGCACAGGATGGAGATAACGCGCTCCAAAACCTCAGATAGTTAGCCGTTTCGTCAATTGGATGCGGCGCACTCTCCCAGCCCCAACCCGGCTCAGCATTCCCCTTCGCTCCAGACGCTGCACTGCCCGGCACACATCGCCTCGCGTCATATCCAGCTCGCGGGAGATCATGTTGTAGCTGGGAGCAACGCCGTCCTCACTGAGCTTCGCTTCGACGTAGCGCATGATCTGGTACTGCTTGTAGCCCAGCACGCGCTCCGACAGACGCTGAAGCATTTCCCCCGCCCTTCCTTTTCAGGTCGATTTCAGAATCCATTTGCCGCAGCCCATCACCCCCTAGCCTCCATGAGCTTGCCGTCTCGGTATTCGAGGAATCCTGCGCTCAATCCCATCTGGCGAATGTGCGGGAGCATGTTGTCCAGATCTTCGCGGCTGAGCGGTGCGGGTCGGGGTTCGACGTGCAGCCCGGCGTCAATCCTCGCTTGACGCTCCCATTCCCAGCATTCGTTCAACTGCTCGCGTGTCTTTGCCGCCGATCTTCGCTTTGCCGCCTCCTGGTTGATCTCCCGTTCTCGGTTGACCGGGCGCTCACCTAAGTGGACGGCGCGCTTGCGCTTTTCGGCTACCAGCCGAGAAATTTCCGGAACCATCTGGTTGATCCGCGTAATCGATCGGCGGACGGCGGCGCTGACCGCCCTCACTTCGCCGGCGGTGATGTCCTCCAACGCATCAGCCGCGCCCCGAAGAAACGTCTCGCGCTGATCGGTCGTCATCGTGACCGGAGCCACGAGAACCAGCATCTTAGCCAGTTCCAGCATGAGCACCGAAGTCGGGGCCGATGATCCTCCGGAGGGCGGCTGCGGTGGGCTCTTCGTCAGGTCGTTCATTGGTTTTCTTCCGAGGCGGGAAAATTCCCTGGTAGGAGTTCATCGTGCAGTGGTTCAGCACGTCTCCAGGCGGCCATCCCTCTTCG